CCCACCCCGACAATGCAGGGTATTCGCCATTTACGAAACGGGCGGTTGAAGCTGTGGAAAATGTGGGTTAGATTTGCAGAATGCCCGACAAAACCGTCACGACCTACTCGGCCATAGCCACCTTCCGCGACTGTCGCCAGAAATACAAACACCGCTACCTGGACCTGATTGAGAAAATCAGGGAGCTGGCGCCGGCTCTGTGGATAGGCACCCTTATCCACCTTTGTTTAGAGATGTGGCACAGGCTCCAGCCGCTTGGGGAGATACTGGATTTTATCCACGACAGCCGGGTGGATGGCGACAACAGGAACTGGATCCAGTGCGCGGCGATCATGACTGCCTATGCCCGCAAATATCCCCAAGAGGATGAGTTCAAGATTATCACCCTGGAGGACGAATTCTGCGGACCCCTTATCAACCCCGTCACGGGCCACCAGTCAACGACCATGGAACTCGCCGGCAAGATAGACGGGTTGATTCAATACCCAGACGAGTCCTATGCCATCTTTGAACACAAAACCACCAGCACAGACCTTGAGAAGTACACCAACACGCTGTGGAGCGACTTTCAGACCCGCTTCTACTGCCAGGAGTATGGGCGCTATAAAGGCATCACCATCCGCAAGGCCCTGTTCAACATCATCAAAAAGAGCGCCATCAAGGGGCGTAAGGGTGAAAGCGACGAGGACCGCATTGCGCGCATGGCTGACGACATCCAGTTCAAGCGGTACCTTCTGTCGTTTGACCCGGCCCTTATGGGGGAAATTGGCGAACAGGTCTGGGAACTCAAAGACAACATGCAGGCCGCAGCTCGCAAAAACAAATACTACAAAAACGAATCGCAGTGTAAGCACGCCTTCGGGGGCATGTGCGACTACTATGACCTATGCTCGTCTGGCATGAATCCCATCGTCAGGCACTCCCTTTACCGAAAGCGGGAGCGCTCGCACACTGAGCTCTCTCAGAAGGAAACCAGTGTTACCCACCAAAACCACCCCGCCTAAGCGGGACATCAGGGACATATCCCTGCTTATTTACGGCGACCCAAAATGGGGTAAATCGTCGTTTTGCTCCAATGCCGAGGGGGCCCTATTCATTGCCACCGAGCCCGGCCTCAACCACCTGGACGTGTTCCAGATGGGCGTCAAGGGCGACGGCAACCTCGCAAAGGTTCGCGGGTCGGAAGGTACGCCGATTGAAAAGGATATGGATGGTTGGGAGTACCTTGAATACATCTACAAGCTGCTCGTCCACAAAGAGCACGAATTCAAGACGGTCATCTTTGACACCATCGATGTGGCCTACGACTATTGTTGTGCCCATATTTGTAAGCAAAACGGCTGGGTCAGCCCACAGGTTGAAAAGTACGACGACGATGGAAAGCCCGTATTGTTTGAGTGGGGCGTGGGCTGGGTAGCCTGCAACAACGCCTTTGAGGAGCTGCTGCGAAAGTTCCAGCACCTCAACATGGGCCTGTACTTCGTCAGCCACTCCAAGCTCATCAACGCCAAGTTGAGAACCACCTCAATCAAGGCCGCACCGACACTGCCCAAGGGAGCTCGCAAGGTGGTACTGAAGATGTGTGACATCGTGCTGTACGCAACCAACGACGAGAAGGGGCGGGTGATGTTTACCAAGCCCGACCAGACCCACGAGGCGGGTGACAGAACGCTCCTGTTGCCAGAGGCCATTCGGATCTCCGACGACGACCCCCGGCTCAAGGCCGTTTACAAAAACTTTGCACATGCCATAGGAGGCAAAAATGAAGCCAGCTAACCTTGCAGAACTCGCTGACCAATTCAGCCAACACAAAGACGTAAAGATTACCGAGCAGAAGAGCTTCAGTCCGCTGCCCGCAGGGCACTATACCGTCACGGTAGCCAAGGCCATGTGGGACGAAGCAAAAACCACAGAAACCCCATGCATCCTATGGCACCTAAAGGTCGTAGACGGCGACCACGCTGGCCGCATGATGTTCAAGCGGAACTGGCTCAAGGAGGGCTCCGAGGCCAACATGAGGTTCCTGGCGCAAGACCTCAAGCTGGTGATTGGTGAAATGCCAAAGCTCGATGACCCAGGCCTGATGAACAAGCTGCTCGATAAGGTGCTCTTTGTGAAAAAACAAGGGGACGGGGACCGGGACTACGAGGTCTGGATCAACGGTGTAGACCGGCGCGTAGAGGCCGAGAACCCAGCCGCAAGCAGCAAAACCCTCGCTGACGACGACATACCCTTCTAGGATGAGTGATGGTGAAACTACCACCGGAGTGGCCTGCGCCCCCGCCTTTAACGAGCGGCTCGATGTCGCCCTGTTTGACCTCTCAGAACTCCTCAAAGAACGGCACAGACACCACGGCAACGCCGTCTTTGAACCCGAGAGAGTCTTCAGCTCCGCAAGCCCCAAAGAGCGCATCCTCGTCATGCTCGACTACAAGCTTGCGCGGTATCGACAGGGGAGTGAAGAACTGCGAGGCGAAAACCTGGACGACATGCTAGGCTACCTATTGCTGCTCAAGATAATGGAGTAAAACATGGCTGATATGCTCACCGAAAAGCTCGCGGCAAAGATTGCCAGTGGGCCATCTGGACCCCCTAAAACCATGACAGAGCCCCCCGAGAAGGAGGAGGCCCCTGTCCCGGCCGCAAAGGTCCAAGCCCTGGTTGACGGCTGGAAGCCCACAACGGACGAGGGCAAACAATATAAGGCCGAATTAGCGGGCCTGCTGGGTGGTGGGCCGGAACTTGGACCAGGACCAACTGGACCGTCCCCACTCCCCGTATAGTGCTTGCTGCCAGGGCCCCAACATGAAAGAATTCCCATGTCCGATCCACCCGTGAGCGCCTTCGATAGAACTAAGGGCCGGCTCGCCACCTGTATAGACTGCGACAAAAGCCAGTGGGAGGGGTACTTCATCAAATGTACCGAGTGCGGCTGCTTCATGACCGTCAAGGCAGCTATACCCTGGATGAAGTGCCCTATAGGCAAGTGGGGCCCCGGTAATGAGCCAGCGCCCTTGCCTGAAAACGGCTGAATACTTTGTCCCTCGAGAGGGGGGTGAAGTATATATATATTTAATATCCAACAGACTCACAAGGGTACCCCCCCTCCCCGCCACATGATTTAAGGAAGCAGCTAAGTCCTTGTTATTACAGGCGAAACGAACGTATACCCATGGAACCATGGGGCGACAGTGGGTTGAAAAGCCGGCCAGAACGGGGGACTGCGCTGCCCTGGACGAGCTCCATCAACATGGTGATCCATTTAAGATTCGCCTTTTCAATATCTCGTCAACCTGTCATACCTGAAGGGTATGGCGACACGTCGCGACCCAGAATCCATCGATGCCACGGTCGGTCAAATCACCGGTGACCTCTTACATCTCGCGAACACGCACGAGCCTGAGCTAGTTCGACGCCAACAACTAAACGTCAAATTATCTACAGCAGATTTCAAACTGCTAGACACACTGCGTCGACACTATGGCCATTCATGGGCATCAATGGTCTCGCGTATATTGTGGATGATAGCCCGGACACTGCGGACAGGTCGCGACCCCTACACCGGTGAGCCGCTAAATAAACCAATAAACAACGAGTGACTTGCAACTTGCAAGAATAGGGGTAGAGTACTAGTTAGCTTTAGGAGGCTAACTATGTCATTCAAACAGATTCTAGCGGTTCTAATCCTTACCTGTCTATCGTTTCTGGCCTTTGGCCATGTCGAAAACTTTACCTTTGGCCTCATAGATAACGCGCCAATGTTGGTGCTAATGCTGATGGGTTGCGACCCCGACAAGGGCATTGGCGCACGGCTCGCACGGTTCAACATCTCTCCAACCTACCTCGCGTGCGGAGTCGCTATGATTGTGAACACTGGCACTGATGGCACTGCGGGACTAGTAGACCCGGATGCCGCATGTCTTGGCATTATCTTTGGTTGCCTAGTCCCTATCGCCTTCCTCCCAGTCGTTTGGTTGCTTAGAAGCGAGACACCCGCGGTTGAGACACCCGAGCCCGAGCCCGAGCCCGAGCCCGAGCCGCAGCCCCTGAAACCATGGGCGACCTATCACGCCATGTGTGCCCTACCCAAAGGCCAACGCAAAGCCGCAACCATTCAAGGCATCGACACTGTCAACGCTGCTATTGAAACGGCCTCATACCCCGAGAACTGTCACTTTGAAAGCGAGAAGCAAACGCTCGAGCAGTGCCTATACATCTGTTTCTAAACAACCCAAAAAATGGAGTGCAACTATGTCAAAGCGCAACTCAATCAAAGTTTACGACGGTCCGTCTCTAATCGATGGCCAGCGAATTATTGTCCTGCTAACCGGACTCGCCACGGCGTCCACTAACGATAAGACTGGGGATATGCTCCAGACGTGGATAATGCGGTACGACATCGCGCCACATGAAGCGGTAAAGACCGGTGACGACGTTAGCGTCTGCGGGCAATGTCCACTACGCCGAGTCCATTACAAAGAGTTGAACGTCTCTAAAAAGCCTTGCTACGTTCTAACCTTTCAGGCGCCACGTTCAACATGGGTCGCTAACCGTGATTTGGAAGTGACAGAATCGGAAACGGTCCAGTCACTGATAGCAGGCAGGAAAGTACGACGCGGTTCCTATGGCGACCCGAACGCAGTACCGATAGCAGTTTGGACAATGCTAGACAATGGCGAACGACCTACCGGTTATACCCACCAGTGGAAAGATGGCGCGAACCTTTCAGCCTATGTGATGGCATCCGTTCACAGCGCAACCGAACGCACTGCGGCAAAGTCGAACGGCTACCGTACTTTCCGCATGATTGCAGACGTTGCAGACGTGCAAGACGGTGAGATTCTGTGCCCTGCTAGCAAGGAAGCGGGACACCTTACAAAGTGTTTCAAATGTGGGCTTTGCAATGGTTCCAAGGGTACCAGCGACAAGCGTAAAGACGTGGCGATAGTCGCGCACGGCGGTTGAGCATTGCTAGGGCCACCGACTGCGGTCGGTGGCCTTCTGGAGTGCTCAAACTCCCAATTGAAATGAGGTAACTATGCAGTCAATCACAATAACCGATCCAAAGACCAAGCAAGTATGGCGCATGCGGTACATCGCCACGGGCGACAAGTACGGCCGCGACGATTGTCTAACCCATGACAAAGAGCCCATGGTGGAGTTCTACGACATGGCAAGAGCGCTGACCGTTGGCGAGCGTGGTCAGTTTGTCACTCGGTACTACATTTACTCGCTACGCGGTGATGTTTACAACAATGCCTATGTGGACAAGGGCAATCGCCGTGGTCTTGACCTGATGGGCTACGAACCCACGTGGAAGGTATCCGCGCCAATGATGGACCTTGTGATGTCGTGGTTGACAGAAGTTGAGCGACTGGAAGCAATAACCGTGACACAAGCGCTGATTGACCGAATACAATCTTTGCAATCAGAGTGCGAGAACAGCAAGTACGGCCTTAATACTGAGGACGCGCTTCCACTTTTGGAGGATTTGCGCGTGTTTCTACAACGGCATCCGCATAGGACATGCGTCAAGTGTGACGGTTTTGCCAACGGCACAACCAAAGACGTCTGTTGTGGCGTTCGCATCGTCATCTAGCGGCAACTCTCAGGTGTTGCGCCCGGTCAGGAAACTGGCCGGGCTTTTTTGTGCCTACTTTCAGGTGTTGCGACAAGCACAGGAACGATTTGACGGGACTTTGGGCCACAACCCTACCCGATACCCCACCGACACAACAAACGTCCAAGGAGCGCGGCAATCTGCAAGAGAACCCCTCTTGATATTAATCCGAGGTTAACTTGTTACTAGTTTAACAACTCGAACGTAGTGAGAGTTGAGATGTAACGCCCGCGCGTACGTGAGGGGGGACCACGCAACTGTCCCCCCTCG